TGACCGAACTCCGTTGACGACCTTGTCGATAACAGCCTGTGCTGGCCCCTTTGGGTCGACATAGTGCGATGTGCCCTCGTCACTCCCGACATATCCCCGCCACTCAAGCTGGCTCTCTGGGCTGGCCATGCCTCGGAATACAACTTTTTCAACGCCGTCTACAATAATGCGGCGACCGGGCGACTCGTCTGTTCCAGCAAACATGCTGCCCATCATGACGGCCTGCGCACCAACAGCAAGAGCCTTCACGATATCGCCAGGATTCCTGATGCCCCCATCAAGAATAATGCCTGCAGGATATATCGGCCTGCCGTTAGCATTTGTACCACCGGTATAAGCATTTTGCACGACATCCATAACGCTGTGGAGTGCCGGCACTCCATGCCCTGTATTGACCCTGGTTTCACAGCAGGAGCCGCTACCAATAGAAACACGCAGGGAGTCGGCCCCCCATGCAACCAAATCATTGTATGCTTCGGCAGTCGCAATATTGCCCGCCATAATATGCAGATCGGGGTAAGCTGCTCGAATGGCCTTAATTGCGTCTCTGGCCGCATACGAATGCCCGTGCGCCATATCTACGCATACTACTTTCGCTCCTGCAGTTACTAGGGCAGCAGTCCTCTCTAGAAAGTCTCCGGTCGCTCCGACTGCGCCGCCGATTTGGAAGCGTAGCTTGTCGGTAGCCAACTCCCGAGCAGCTGTGACCTGGGTCGCCTGCTCGGCAATAGACAGATAGCGATGCAGGATGCAAATACCGCCGGCATCGCTCAGCACTGCAGCTAGTGCAGGGCTGCTTACCGTATCCATCGGGGCGCTAATAATAGGAAGCCGCAAGCACAGTGGACGGACTGAGCCGAGTACGGTGTGCAGCTGTACTTCCGACCGGCTCTTGATTGTACTGAGTCGTGGTATTAGGGATATATCATCAAAGGTTAGGCTGACGCTACTCATTTTGACTCCATTCTTTCTGAACAGGGCACAGACATGGTGCCGCGAAAGCGCCAGACAAGCAAAAGGCGCATTCCAGCGCCTTTTATTTACAGTCTGCAGAGTAAGCGTCAGTCCTTTTTATCCTCGTCGATCTGCCGCATATACTGTGCTACGCTATTCATGTAATCTGAGGCCAGTGTAATATAGCCCGAGACCCAGCCTGGTAGCTCATCGTCGGCACCAATGCGGTCGCGCAGCTCTTCGGCGTTCCTAAGCAAGGAGCCGAGCTCACCACGAGCCATGGTTCCCTCGTGATCGTGCTCCACCTCCCGTGGCTCGCTCTCTAGCTTGCGGAACCGGCGAGCCATGTCCGCGGCTTCGGCAGCACGCCCATCATCACCCATCTGCGAAAATTTGCGCGAAAGATCCCAGCACATAGCACATTTCGAGTTCATATTGCCTCCAAGGTTATAACAGCAATTTGCTATATTGATACCTAGATATAAACATAGCCCGATTCGACTATCGCATGGCTACTGTTACGTCATCGATAAAGTTCCTGAGGCCGGTCATTCCTTGGTCGCTCGGCCGGGCCTCGTAGCTCAAGCCTATTTCCATCTTGATTGCCGCCGATATAAAGCTGCTTTCGCTGCCATCATATGGCAGTAGGTTTGGAACCGAGATGTGGCCGCGCTTTATATAGGCGCTGCCGGACTCCAGCACAGATAGCGGATCGTCGCCCGCCAATCTAAGGCATCCGGTATCTATATGAAATACTACATTTGGCAAATTTACCAACTTTACTATATCCAGGGCCTCTTCAGCATTAACTGCCACGTTCGCACCGTACTGTACGGGGTTGGCTTCGAGTCCTAGAAATATATCTGGATTTGCGGTTGCCACCGAGTGCAGCGCGCAGGCCAGCTCTCTGTCAGCGACCGATATGCCGCCGCCTGGCCTGACTCGCACGGCATCTGGTGGGGCCAGACGAGCAGCTGGACTGCCAACCACTAGGTATGGACAGCCTATCCCTCTCGAAAATGCGGCCACGGCATTTAAATGATCAAGCCATTCGCCATAGCCAGTGTATAGGTTGTGCTTTGTTTTGAAGAAAATACTTTGCAGAGCAACCGGGCTGAATCCTATCGAATGGCGGCCTGCAAACAGATCCTCCCACTCTCCAAACATGGTAGGAGCAATCTCCATGCTTTCGTAATTTAAACCGGTTATGCTACATACTGCGATACGACTCAGCGTATTTTCTGATTCGCTCAATAACTTGCTCTTTAGAGAATCTGTAGCCATTCCTGCTCCGCATATCATATTTAACAGCACTAGTTCCAGTGCATTTTTCAATAACATCTGGAAAAATTTTGGAAACTATGTCAGATGTCTGAACTGGCTCGACTGCAACGTTAATTATCGTGTGCTTTTCGTTATTTATTTCTGAAATGAGATTGGGCAGATCGCCAAGATCGTACCACTGGTATGCGCTGGCCAGAGATATGTTCTCATAGTTGCGACCCTCAAGAAGATCAAAAATAATGTTTTTCTTTAGCCCTTTGCCAAAAAGACCAGGAAGTCTGACTGCCTGGACAACATCTGCCTCCCAGCTTTTCTCAAGAAACAGGCGGTGACTGCCATAAGGACAATCCGACTGGGGGTCGCTGTCCTCTGATGGCCCAGTGGCCAGTTGCTGGCCTCCGTAAACATCGACCGTGCTGAAGTGGACTATCCGGCGAGCATGAGCAGTACTGACAAGATTTAGCAAGTAGAATATACCATTCATGTCGGCTTCGGGGTCTGCGTTTGCTTTCCACTTCACCGCAGATGGAGCTGCGACCCAAATCGTATCAAACCTCATGCCGGCAATTTCTCCTATGTTGGAGGAATTATAGCAGTGGGCCGAAAATATTTCCCGTAGCAGCGAGCCGACCAGCCCTGAGGCACCAACAATAGCATCCACTTAAACACCTATCTTCTTTACTATGTCTCGTGCTGCAAGAAAGGCACACGATATTTTTCCAGGCAGTACCGCAATAATATTGTTTTCTTGAAAAACGGCTGTTCCACGAAAATCGTTGGTATCCTTTTCCATCTTGGTCTTGATCGTGAGATACCTGCCTACAATCTTAAAGTCGTCAATATTTACCATTTTTGATGCATGAGATAAAATCTTTGCGTCTATGTAGTTCCAGTCTTCCTCGTCAAGCTTGCCGCAGATCTTTTCAAGCATGCGGCTGCTAGAGCTTTTAAGAGCAGGGGTATAAGCCACAGAACTAATAGTGTGTATATTTTTACCGGCAGGATATATGCTGCAAAATAGCCCATCCATTATAGTTATAGCCTTGCCGTGCCACGAGTCAGGAGTCTCGGCCAGCAGCATTACTGCAAGCTCAGACTTTGTCTGAAGGGATACGTCGGCACCGGGCTCGGTATAGGTACAGTTAATGACAAAATCGTATGAGCCGGTCAGATCAGCGGGACGGCGATCTGCACATGTTATAACATTTACCGATGACAGCGCGATCTGCTCTGCAACTTTTTTGCGCAGCTCTAGTAGGTTAATCATCTTCTCCGGCACAAGCACTGTTAGCTCGATAGAAGACGGGTCCCTGACATGCTCCGGAGTAGGGACCTCGGTGAACTTTAGGTTGTGACTGGACATCTTCTCGGCGTACTCTTGTCCTGATACAAAACCATCAGAGTGTACACAGTAAAAATTCTCAGGAATGTCCTCTACTGCGCTCGGATATTCTGCGCAGAACTCATCAAATGATTCTTTTGCCTGTGAAATGGTAAAGTCGCACCTGGGGTAATGAAACCCAAGGTGCAACCGGTGTTGATTTGCTAGTATCGCTCCTTTGAGTATTTCCGGAGATCTCTCAAAGAGGTCTACCTGGACGCTCCGCCGACTCAGTTGCAGGGCAATCACACATCCGTAGAACCCGCCCCCGATGACTGCAACGCGCATACGGCCCTCACCTTTTCAACGTCAGTAGCAAAGTCTTTTGCCAGGTACTGCCGATATGCTGCTTCATCGCTACCCATCAGCGCCGCGACCTCGCGGTACTGAGCATCTACTTGCGCCTTCCCATTTGAAAAATGCAAGTGCTCAATGATTATGTCCGGGTAATACTTAATTATTGACAACGCCTCGCCAAGGTCTTTCCAAAAGTTATCCGCATACATATGCTGAATGCACGGAGGAGCCATGTAGCCAAGAGCTTTTGTTATGGCAGTTCCAATGAAAACGGCGGTTGGCAAAGATTGCCTCTGCAGCAGGTCATTACCATATAGAATGGCAACTCCTTTCAAGGCATCGCCATCCCGCACAAAAGCCTCTTCCCAGAGCGGAGTTACAAAGCGGTGATCATCTCCAATAAATAGCAGGTAATCATATTGATCCTGAAGCTGAGCGGCCATTAGATTTAGCTTTGGGACAAGGCGCACCCGGGGGTTCACGAGCTGCTTGGCGTAGCTCGGAACTTCGTAGTTAGCCAGGTCGTCGTCATCCATGCCATAGTAAAAATCGGAGAGACCCGAAGTAGTGGCAAACCAACTGGCCGCGGCAGCTGCTGCACCTGAGTTGCGTATGCCGCCCGCGGATCGAGTTGGCATAATGACTGCAATTTTGCGAGAGTTATCTTTATCTTTCAACATGTTTGCCTATGCTCCTGGTTACTTGGCACATCGCACAAGCATGTATTTTTATAGGCATAGACCATTTATACAGGCAGGCTGCCACGCAAAAATAATTACCTTTTCCGCGCTGCCTGCGTATTTTGCGGGCTCCATTAAATCGCATCTTGTCAAATTTTTTATGCAATCTGTGCATACTGCGCTACTCTTATATTTTTCTGCCTGTCAATTAATCACTATTTTTGTGCGCCTTAGAGCGCTTGCTTGGGAGAAGGCATGACTGCGCAAAATCACAGATTAGCTATAATTGTCCCTTACCGAGACCGGGCCGAGCACCTGGCTCAGTTTTTGCCACACATGGCATCATACCTCGCTAAACTAGAAAATCAGCATACGATTTATATAATCGAGCAGCTGGAGGGCAAGCCCTTTAACCGCGCAAAGCTATTGAATATTGGCTTTTTAGAATCCAAGGCTGATCATGATTATTTTATTTTTCATGACGTCGATATGCTGCCTCACGGAGTTGACTACAGCTATCGAGAGTGTCCAACTCACATGGCCTCTGGAGCTAGTCAGTTTGGTGGCACAATGCCGTATCCGGACTACTTCGGTGGAGTTACTATGTTCAATAGAGAGTCCGCTGAGCTAGTAAATGGTTTTAGCAATGAGTACTGGGGATGGGGTCTGAGGATGACGATCTGCTGCTTCGCTGCAAATACGCCAACATCCGGGTTGAGCGTATCGCATCTGGTCAAATGACTTCTCTTTCTCACAAGAAAAGCACAGACCGAGAGGCACATAATCGAAACTTTGAGAAGCTTACGGCAATGAGGAACGGCGTCGCCGACTGGCGAAATCACGGCTTGAACTCCTGCTCATACACAGTCGTGGAGCGGCGACTAGAGGCGGGTGTGGTATTTATAAAGGTCAATCTATAAATACTATTTCTTAAGTCTATTTTTCAAACCAGTTGTCCACCGCTGCACCTAGATTTCGCACATTATTCACATATCAAGTTGGAATAACGGCTGCATTTTTACGACAGCCATGTTCATTGTGTTTCTCCAAATTCAGAAATCAGATGATCTCTTAACCTAATATACTCAGGGTCCTCTTTTGACCCATGACGGGAATAGTATGTCTCAAGATCCTGTCGCATTGTACGAGCATATATCTTTCTAATCATAGGGTCGTTTCGGGACGAGCTCGCACTTAGATGTGCGATGCCGCGACCATCAACAATATCCCTGTGAAGTATGTCCATCGTTAGTCCGGCCGGACCCAGCCGATTATAAAGATCAAGATCCATCCAGGAGTTGCCAAATGCCTCGTCCCATCCTCCGATCTTGCGAATATTGCTGGGTACAACCAGCATTAAAAGATCAACAATCGCACAGTGCGCAACTATTGCGCAAGTGCTGTCCCGATTAAAGTTTAGTAGATTTTCTATCGCAGTCCTGGATTCAAGGACTGCATCGAAGTGCGAGAACAGATAGGGCTCGTCATTTATCTTGAGTATCTCGTTCAGGCATGTGCTGAACTTCCTGGGCTTGTGAGAGTAGTGCACTCTGATATCGATAATATCCCCAGCGACAGAGTCATAGGATTCTATGGCCCTGTCCAGGAGGTCGCGCTGCGCGCCCACGTAGTTGAAATAAAGCGGGACCTTCTTCATCTGATTACTCTGCACACCATGTTAGCCGCTCGGAGATGCCAGCCTTCAAGGTATAGTCTGAAAATGCGCTCTGGATAAAAACAGTGTAGCCGGTGTGTCTCGGGATTGTGCCAAATGGGCACGGCTACATGACCATCTACTAGGCCATGGTGCGCTGTTGTATTCTTTATATTAACCGCGTTTTCCTCGCACATGCGAGCGTAAACTGCATCCAGATTTCTCCATACCGAGCAGTAATGGCCCATTGCCGCCCGCCCGCCATACGCATAGACGTCGCAAACATCAGCTGCGTGGCGCCCCTCATGCGGGCCTCGGGCACATGCAAAGCACAGGGGGTGGCCGTGATTGCTATTAGGCGGTGACGGCACCCACAGACTATCCGGCCTAATTGCATCTCCCGCAATCTCATAGCGACTGACCTCCATATCTGAGCGCAGCTTGATAACAACGTCGTACTTCTTGCCGATCTTTTCCTCGTGCCGCTCCATTAGATTGAACGCCTCATTAAGGCTGTACAGCTGGCTCTCAATAAAAACCGGTTTTGCGCTAAGCATGTGCCACGAAGCCCCTCTTCCGCCTCCATAGACGTAAGGCTTGCTGCTTGCGGTCTTAGCGCTATCGATGAATCTCGCGTTGTTCTCTACTTTTAAGTCAATTGTCTCAGGCATTAGCTGATATACTTCTGTCAGATTTACTGCCTGTGATTCATTTGGGATTGGGCCATACTTGCGATCCAGGGACTGCATACCGATAGAGTCCCAGGTGTGTATAAATACGTCTGCCTTCATAGGCAAAACCATATTTTGTCTAATCCTGGGATACGTTTGCTTAAATGTTCTTAAGTGGCCGCACAACAGGATTGCCACTCGGGCCTCTCCAGTTTACTTGCAAGGTCCTGGCGGGTCAGCAGGAGGAAATCTAAAGCAGCGCGAACGACGAAAAGATTCTGTGCCATAAGCAAAATCATCATTAAATTGCTCGCGCGTGCTGCTTTGCAGGATTCTTAGATAACCGCTTAGTTCTGACATGTTTGGAATTCTGCCGTAGAAATCTAAAAACTGACGCGATACAAATTGCTCATCGTTAAGTTCTTCGTACATAATACTGTCCTCGGTCTCGACCGTAGCGGGGGTAGGCTCCGCTTCGTCCTGAGTATTTGCAGAAGGGGCGGCGGGGCCCCCAACGATCTGCCCTCCTACTTGCGCCGCTCCTCCCGCGTCATCCAAGGTAATAGTACTCAACTGCGGCGCAGGACGCACCACAAGTAGTCCATGTTTTGCAAATATTTTGCCGTACAGCTCTTCTTTTGCCTCAAGAGGTACGCCGCTCGGCACACTAGGAAAATTTGTACAAAGGCAGCAGTTGATTACTTTAGAGTAGCCTCTCGCCAAACCCTCGACCACTTTCCGAGGAATCTTGCGCGCCACCATATTATCGGGAATCCCAAAGTCAGAATTAAATAGAAATGTCCTGACGGCTGGATGGCCCAGTAGATCGTTAGCTATTGCACGCGGCAGCATGACGTCGATCTGTATGCCCGGGTTGCACTCCCTTAGCGTTGATATTGGTCTGTGTAGGGCGCCTATGTCTGTGCCAGTGCCATAAATATAAAGCAAAATTCTCACAATAGTGCCTCTATTTTAAAAACAAAACATTCTGTCCACTCTGGGTTATAGGAGAATGAATGAATAGTCGGAGTATGACCAAGCGCCCGAAATTCTTCAGACGCCCTGCTGTTACGATAAACAGAAATTACAAGTGACTCGGGCGAGTGCGGCCTAAGCTCGCCTGGCTCAGGACCAATGATCAATAAGCCTCGTCCCGACCAAAAAATCGAGCGCGCCCAACTACCACTGCGAAAAATCTCCATTTCACGAATTTCCCGCTTCAGCAGGGCGGCGCAGAACACAGCCAGGTCTATTCCGCAAACCGTACGCGGAAAAGAAGAGGTATTTGCCAGGTACTCAGAGAGTTCACCGGGACCCAGCAGATGGAGGCAATGGTCAAGCTTCATCCCTATTATGTAACCTTATTAAGCAAGAAAGAGGACAAATAAGACAGACCAGTCATCTGAACAGAAGAACACATCAGAAGGTAATAAAAAAATGACAGAAGAAAGATGCGGATCATCAACGCAGGACACAGAAAGAAAGATGGCTAACACCGCTAGCAGACACTACAATCATAATAAAAAAAAAAAAACCTAAGACTACCCATCTGTTTACCTATGGAGTACGCTAAGGGTTGGAGGGATTTGGAGCCGCTCGCGGCTTGGAGGTTTTGGCGCATTGCGGAGTATTTTCACGGCCTTCTATCGTGCTGGTTTTGCCTGTTTTTCGACTAAAAACGACAAAGCAGAAACACAAATAGCCGCCTTGTCTCGGGCGGCTGGCCAGACTAAGATTGTTTTAAGCAGGGAGGACCTGTTGAGTACGTTGTCTTGCAGCACCCAAGTGCCGCGCCATAATCGGCAGATATCTTGATTTCCGCAAAATGACTGACGGATGGAATGCGAATCTCTTCGGCCAGATCCAACCCCTTTGCCTCTAGGCGGGACTGGATGCCAAGCCGACTAAGCTCTGCGCTCATTACGCGCTGGCATTTCCGATAGAAGCGGCGCCCGATACGCGGCGACCGCGCCCAGACCGAAACCCCGTCATGACTGTGGACGGTTATGCACAAGTGCTTGCGGCTGTACTGACCTGCAATAGAATAGATTTTTTTAACGAGATCAGTTTCAACGGCCTGGCACTTTATGGCCAGCGAACTGGAGTCTAGGGCTCCGGCCTCGCAGTGCGCTCGCATGCCATCGTAAATAGTGCGCAACAAGGAGGTCTCTGACCACAGATTGCCGAGTACAGTGACTTCGACTTCCTCTAGGCCAAGGTTGAGTAGGTCCATGGTAAATGCCCGCCGGGCAGCCGGGGCCTCCATGCCGAATTGCAGACTGTAGAGACTGGCCTTCAGCGCCTTCTTGGTCTTGCTCAGATCAATGCGCCTCTCAGGCAGGCGTAAGCTACGCGAGTCACCGCTGTTAAGCGAGCCGTTGAAGAGATAGGCGAGCCCGCAGGCATCCAGCTGGTCAGCAGCTTCAGAGCGGTCCTGCAGATCATATATGCGATCTAGCTTCACGCGCCACTCGTCAAAAATTTGATCCCAAATGGATCGGGATAGGTCTAGTCCCAGTCCAGCCTGCGCATTTAGGATGCTAAGGTGCATATTTGAGAAGTCAATTTCAAACCAGCTAGGAAACAGCTCATTACGCAACCAGCCCGGCATGAATTGCAAGCTTTGACCAGTTGCAAAAACCCGGGGGCTGTTCTCGGATGGATCACGATAATGGGAGAAGAAGCCGTTGCCTAGCCCGTCTGCAACGGCTTCGCGCAGAACGGCGCGGTACGGATTACCACCGTATGCCCGGTCAATCTTGTGAAAAATGCGCTTTTTATTTGCGGCTGATCGTAGTCGCTCTGCTGGGAGAGAGTTCATGTAGCGCTGCACATGGTTCGTGGCCTTTGCAGCGACCGGCTGCTCATCACCTGTTGTGTCGTCTGCCGTGTACACGTCGTGCAGCGCAGCGAGTGCAACGAGATTCTGCCCCGTAGGCAGTAGCACTATTTGCGTTCCATTGGCGTTCGCAAAAATTGAAACACTAACCATGCCGCCGAGGCCGATGTTGTTCACGGCATCCCGGAGCATGCAGGCTGCACTGCTGCCACGCTTCCTGCGGATAAGGAATTGCTTTGCTCGCGCACCTTCCGATAGGTAGTCCTTGCGGGCGATCTGCTTGAAGCCGAGCGTGGCAGCAGCATAGAGAAAAACTTCTGATGCGGGGATCTTAACCGCCGCACCAGTAGTGGCAGCTTTGCTAGCGGCCAGCAGTATGCGGGTGGCAAATTCGGTGCCGATAACTGCAGCCCCTCGCCCGAATAGCGGGAACAGCTTCGCGATATTCTCGTAGAAAAAAACAGACCGCGGAATGCTCCGCGGCCATGGTTGCAGACCCGTTTGGATTGACGCGACGACCTTGTCAAATGACTCAGTAGAGAAGGACATCGTGCCCTTCTTGCCGAGGTGCTTGTTAGGGTTCTTCGGACTAGCCAGTATTGGCAGCCATTGCGCGCTCATACCTATCCTATCATTTTTCTAATTTTTACCAGACAGTGCGCGGCTTATATATGAGCTGAAATATATTTGTTGCGATGACAGGGCGCTGGGCCAAACGTCTTTAGTGCTTTAATGTGCTCTTCTGTTAAGTACCCGCTGTGATTGTTAAATCCGTAATCCGGATATTTCTCATGCAGTTCTTTACATTCTAAATCTTTAGCATGTTTGGCCAGAATAGATGCAGCGGCAATGCTGATGCTGATCGCATCTCCTTTTACTTGGCAGGTGTTGCGATGTTTATTATTCTTCAGGCAGACATTGCCATCGAAGCAGGTGACAAGCGGAGGTAGGTCGGCCAGGCCTGCGTCAGCGGCTTCGAAGCGAAGCCAATAAGGATTGCCCGAATTAATCTGGTCGACTGTGACTTCCCACAAGAACCACTGACAGCTGTCTTTAATCAGCTTAACTAGTTCTTCTCGCTGAGCGGATGTGGTTTTCTTGCTGTCTTTTATACCTGCCATCGATGGCAGAGTAGCGCTATTCTTTGGCCAGATTGTTGCGGCAACCCACATGCTCGCGCTAGCGCACCCATAACCGGATTCGTCGCAACCAGCAAAAAGCAAATCCTCAGACCAGGCCGAGGACTCGAGGACAAATGTTGGTTTTTGTTTACTCATGCGGCACTGATGCCGCAGGAAAATGCATCAGACCTGTGGCACGCAAACCGGGCTATTACTTGTATTGCTGTTTAAACAAATGTCACTTAAAAACCTTAGAGCTGCTGGTCGGAAGGTGGGCAAGAAGTTGTCGCACCATATCGCGACATCGCTTAAAAACTACAAGATCCCCGAGCTCGCTGAGCGCTACCCGGCCTGGCTTACCTCGCATGCTGCTATATGTAGAGGCCTTGTGGTCACGCAGCATCAGGGAGGCCGAAGAGATTCTATTGTGCGAACAGCGTGCTAGCTCATTTAATAACATCATTGCAAATACGGAAGGCGACGTAGTAAGCCTCGAAGCAAGCGCCAAGCATTCCGCAAAAGTCTTCCATGATGGCGCCGCATCGGCACACACAAATCACTTTATTTTTTTGCCAGAGATGGAGGCCAGGAAGGGCGCTTCTTTGGATGGGTCCCGTGATCGCCTGGAGCGCGCCTTCAAGGAAATAGGCGACGCTGGTGCACATGTATCAGTAAAAGATATAATGCTAATGCTTGCAACTCACGGCAAAGGAGGGCTGTGTAGGCACGGCGACAACTCATCGCACACAGTTTTTTCAGTTGTGTTCCTGCCTACCGAGCGCGCCTTTATATATGGCAAGGGAAATCCCTGCTCTGGCGATTTTAGCATTTATCGCTACTGATGTAGCTCAGCCCTGCGGGTAGGCAGGCGCCAGGCCGACGGCGGTGTCTGCGGCGAGTTTAGTGACAGAGGCTTTCACGGAGTCTTCTTTATGGTTCTCAGGGCTGGGGCACGACGATGATTGCAGGGGCCACGCGGTTCACAAACCCCGCGCCGCCGATAGGGGCCGCGCCTGCGGGGAACGTCCCGGGCATCCCAGACGCATAGCTGCTTGCGACAGTCAGTGTATTTGCGCCTGTGCTTGATGCGGGAAGCCACCCGAGTACGCCTGCTGGGAAGTTGAGCGCCAGTCCAGTGAACGCGCTGGCGTGAGCCCCTGTCCCGCCGTCCGTGTTCGTCACAAGCCAGTAAAGTTTGCCAGCGGCGAAGCTCTGCGCGACAGTTCGCAACACAGGCCCCAGCACCCCGTAGTTGATCGGCGTCGACGACTGCCAAATGCGATTGCTCGGATAGATGTCACGCTCGCTTGTGGCCTCGTAGACCGCTAGGTCGACGTTGGCCAAGCCTACCGTAGTGACACGAAGTCCGAAACTGGCCACGTTCAGCGGCAAGTCTCCGGTGAACCACGGCTGCGCGTACAGCGTGTTCGCGCCGCTCGACGGATTCCCGGTTCCGTTCTCTGTGCGCGACAGATAGTTCTCGACGGTCAGACCCGCACTGCCGGGCAAGTGCATGTAGTCCCACGGCTGTACCATTAGATCACCACCTCAATAGCCGTTGCTGGGAAGTAGTTTCCCACCTGCGTTGCGAGTGTCTGCAACGGGCCGCCTGCTTGGAGCGTCGTGATGCCGCTCGACCCTGCGTTCGGCATCGTCGTCGTGGCGCCGACGTTGAAGACTCGCCCGTCTCGGATATGTGCGGACCCCTCAAACGCTGTCATCACCGTCGAGACAAGCGTGTCGGGGCCGTAAGTGACGGTCACTTGCGCCGCAGTGTCAGTCGTCCTTGTGGCGACACCGGGAGTGGCTACCCCGCTGTAGACCCACGAAATCTGCACCGAGCCGCTCGTTAACACGTTTGACTCCATGTAGATGGCCGTCGGCGGGTTGGTGCTGTTCATTGCAACACCGTAGTTGCGCGGGCAAATCGCAGGGAATGTAGCAGGCAGAGGACCGGATGGATTGTAGGCAGAGAACCCGATGTAGCCGACGCCCGTCACTTGGTTGAACCCCAGCGGGTATCCCGGCCCGCCGACCTCGGCCTCGCCGTGGACGCTTCCGACGACGGGGTTACTGGCTCCGGGGTTGTAGCACCTCGTCGCGACGTAGTAGAAGCCGGGGTCGAGTTCGACGGGTGTGCCAGCAGCGATGTAGGGATTCTGTGTCCCTGCGAGGCTCAAGTCGCCGAGGTCAGCGACCAGTGTCGACGGGAACATGTTGTGCGTGCTTGGTGGCGGGCAGGCATAGATTCCTACCCTGCACAAGCCCGTGTAAGTCGCGGCAGAAAGCCGAAGACCAATCCGACTGACTTTCAAGCCGTTGTCGCCGACAAAGAATGGCCGCGCAGTCAGCATCCCCCACGCATATTGGGCGGTAGACACGGCGGGCGAAGTCCACTCGCGGCCTTGGAACGGTAGCGTCAATCCGCTGGCGGTCTGGACGTGCCAGTAGTCATAGGGCTGCGTCACGCGATCTCCACTTGAGGATTATTCGCCGTAGACAGCGTCAAACCAGCCGGGGCTGTTGCGGGCAGCTGTGAAGCGTTCGGCAGCGACAGCACAAGCCGCGTGTTGGAAGCCGTCGGCGTCGTTGCGTTCCACTGGAGCGGATTCCGCTCTGCAGTCAGCGCGAAGCCGTTGGCGTTGATCGCCCGACAAGTGACAGCATTGGCGGTTCTGCCTACCGCGATCCAATACAGTCCGTTTGACAGCGACACGGGCGACGCGAGGGTCGCAACCTGCCTGCCCGTCGACGCCGCGAAGGTCACGGTCACGGAGGCCACGAGATTCTGCGGGTAAACGTTGTACGCCGAGGCTGGCAAGCAATCATAGATGCCCAGCTTCGCGCCCGCAGGCAGCGTGGGAGCGACGGTCAAAAGAAGTCCCATCTCTGTCACAATGCGCCCAAGCCGCCCCACGAAGAACGGCAAGAACACGACTCCATTGAGCGCCAGCCCGTAGGACGAACCACCTGTTCCGATGTAATCCTGCTGCGGCGTGTAGGGACTCGCCGTGTAATCAGCGTTGCTGAGGTGCCAGTAGTCCGACGGCAGCGGGATGGGCTGAGTGCTCTCTGTCTGTATGACAGCTGGTGCAAACGAGTTAATAAACCCTGGTCGCATTTTTCTCCTAGATATTCTGCAGATAACTCATTGCGCAAGACTTTTGCAGAAGATGCAAATCTATTTAATAGATATTGTACACATGCAGCTCTATCGCAGCTAAAACTATGGCTTTGTTTATATTGGGCTTGTTGGCGTGCGGCTGGAACCGAGAGGTTTAGGATGACTCAGAAAAAGCTTACAGTTCCCTTTTTAACCCTTCGACCAGGGGAGTATTCTTCTGTATCGGATGCTGCCACCGCTATAATTAGATATAATCTTCTACTCAACCGGTTAGAGGTATCACTCGATTCGTCACCATATACCCCGTTTGGAGCGGGCGGAGATGGCTATTTGTATGATCAGCTAGTCGCCGCACCACAAACAGAACCACTTTTGGATGGCTATGTTGCGTACATAGACGGCTACTCTACCGAACTAAACAAGGTCTCAATAGAAGATATCCTGTCGCTAGGAGTAGGGGGCGGAGTCGCATCTGTTAGTGCCTCGTCGCCTCTTGTTTCGAGCGGAGGTGCAAATCCTGTTGTCAGCTTCCCGACTTGGCCAGCTAATGCCTCAGGGGCACTTAGCAACGATGGGTATGGCAACTTGTCGTGGTCATCTTCTCCTGGAGGAGGAATATCGGGAACAATAGCCGCCACGCAGATTGCATTCGGCACGGGCACGGATACGCTTGGAGGCGAGAGCGGTCTGACCTGGGACACTGCACAAAAGCTGGCAAGGGTTTCAAATTCAGGCAATTACACCGATTTACTGTCTACAGGTGTCTTTGCTAAAGCAGCTGGAGTTGGCAGCAATGAGGTAGAGATAAGCATTGACGATGGCAGCGGCCTGCCAGTGATCACTGCATTGAACGGAGCCACCGGAGGGATCGTAGACCTTACCCCGGGCTCAATAAGATTTAGGGAGCAGTCTGCTGCACCCGCGCCATCTCCTTTTGTTATAGATGTGGATTCTAACACGCTAAAGCTGGGTACAGTAGATGCACTAGGCGTCGAGATAGGCTCTACTTTGGCCGCAGTTACCATAAGTGGCGCTTTTACTCTTCCAGTCGTAGATGGCGCGAACGGAGAGGTGCTAACGACAGATGGTACCGGAGCGGTGTCATGGGCAGCTGTGCCGTCAACTCCTTCTGGTGGTCCAACGGATTCGGTCCAGATAAATGACGGCTACGGCGGTTTTATTGGCTATTCTGGTCTGACATGGAATAATTCGCAATCGACATTGACTGCGCCCGTATTGGCCCTTGCAGAAGGAACTGCACCAGCCGGCACGTCCGCTCGTGGAAAGCTGTGGGCGAACAGTGCTGCGAATGCCAGGCCATATTGGACAGATGGTACAGGTCAGACATACAATCTTACGCTGGATAGATTTAATACCCTAACTCCTGCGGCAACTGTCGTCATAGACGCGAGCCCAGATCTACCTGTATTCAATAGCCTTTCTGTAGACCAAAATACTACATTTACTACCGCAAATCTAGGCCCTGGCCGCTCGGCGTCTGTGCGGGTGGTTTGCGACGGCACTACCCGCAGTCTGACATTTCCTACGGGTCCTGGCGGCTGGACCTGGCTAGGTTCAGGTCCGCCTTCAGTGCTCGCGGCTGGCGACGTCGGATATCTATCGATCACCGCCTATGGCACAACTGATGCAGATGTTGTTGCGGCATGGAGCTATGAAAATATGCCAGCGGGCATATCTGGCATGGGCACAGATAATCAAGTTGTCATTTGGTCTGGATCTTATACGCAAGACGGCTCTGCAAATTTTACTTTTAATGGAACAACCCTTGGCCTAGTAGGAGGACTATCGCAATCGGCAGGTGCCGTGAACCTAACCGCAAATGCAGCCTCAAGTCTAACGACGTCATCTGGATCCCTTACCCTAACGTCAGCTGCTGCAGCAACCTGGTCAACTACTGCCGGCAATCTGGCAATTACAAGTGCATCGTCACTGCAGTTGGCAGCAGCGGCAGCTAGCGAAGTTGTTGTCAATGACAGCGGCCTAGCGTCTAATTTCCGTGTAGAAAGCGATACTAATGCCAACATGTTGTTTGTGGATGGTACAAATAACCGCGTCGGTTTTGGCACCGCTACTCCTTCCGCGCTGCTAAGCGTTGGCGCCTCGTCGCAATTCCAGGTAGATTCTAGCGGCAACTTGGCACGGATAAATAATATTCCATATACATTCCCGGCGACACAAGGAGCTGCCGGCACAATTCTAACCAACGACGGATACGGCGCCCTTTCCTGGGCTGAAAACGCTGCACAGGCAACCTCGGCTCCCATTTCGACCAAGAGTTCGAATTACACACTGACAACTGCAGATGGCACAATTCTAGTTGATGCGACCTCTGGTGGCATCACCATAACGCTACCCGCTGCAGCGTCAGCGACCGAGAGCATCTTTACGATAAAGAAAAAAGATGTTACTTTTCAGACGGTTACGATTGATGCAAGCGGGGCCGAGCTAATCGATGGAGCCGCGACATACGTCTTGAGCACTCAGTATGAGGCAATTAAAATTCAATCCGATGGCAGCGCCTGGTGGATAATCTGATCTAAGTCGGAGTAGTTATGTCACACAATCCAAACGTCAGAACAATATATGGGATGTCAAATGAGCCGACCGGCTTTCACAATAGAACAGACTCCGCGATAAGTTTTGACAACGGCACTCGTACGCTTACCGTTGCTCCAAATACCCCAACCAGCAGCCAGTTCGAGTACTACGCACAAGGAATAAAATATACGCATCTTTCATCTGCATCGAAGCAGATCACAGATACAGAAGGGCTGTGGCATTTCTACTTTGACGGGTACACTCTAGAGGCCGCTCAGTCGTTCGATATAAGCATGATTACGAGCAAGGCCCATGTAGCTATTTTGTACTGGAATGCGTCTGATAATGAGGCGGTATACTTTGGAGAGGAGCGCCATGGCCTAACGATGGACGGGGCTACGCATAGATGCTTGCACAATCTTAATGGCGCAGTTTATATAAACGGCCTAGGGTTAGATGACTTTGTCGTAGATGGCACGGGAAACAATGATTCGCACGCTCACCTCTCGGTCGCAGATGGCACAATTTATGATGAAGATATAGTTCATTCTATAGTGGACGGCTCCCCGCAGACGCTTTCGACTATCGCCGAGCTACCAGTGCTATACCGTCTCGGAGCAGCCGGCAACTGGAGAAAGAAAACGGCTGATACTTTTCCAGTGATATACCCCGGCACAGTGGCTAGCTACGGACTAACCAATACCCTGCTGGCATATAATGATTTTGATGGCACGACATGGAGCTTGCAAGAAGTGTCAAGCGGTAACTATGTGCTCGTGCACATAGTGGCAACTAACGACATAGACACGCCAATGATTGCGATTCTCGGCACAAATGAATATGCCAACAAAAATGATGCGAGGGCAGGGGCTAGGGTTGAGCTAGCATCTCTGACAGGGCTGCCGTTTGCAGAGCTAGTTCCAGTGGGTACCGTTATCTTCGAAGTGTCAAGTGGTTATACAAATGCCGTAAAGGCTCGAATAGTATCGGCCGACACCGGCGTTAATTATGTAGACTTCAGGCCCGCCGGCTTCTTTAGCAAGTAGCCACCTGGTTGCGCAAGTGCTTTTCTGGCTAGTACTAATAATGCAGCCAAGCTTTGCGAGCGCATTGCAATCAGGGGTAGCCCGTGACATTTAATCCTATAACTCCAGTTCTTGTTATAAGAAATATCTCTAAGTCTGACGTCAATATTCTTGGCGTCAAGATTCGTCCAGGCCAGCAGAAGGATATTTATCAGGAGCTGGAGTACGACGAAAATGGATCGCTGACAACTACCGTACTTAAAGAGCTAGAGACACCTAATGGTAAAATCTACCGCTTGTGGAAGGTTCTTGACGTTATTCGCATCATTCAGTGTGTAAATCCAACGCACTTCGGCTCTGGCCTTACCCCCGACTCTATAACTGCATCAAACGCTTATTTTGAAGGAGCGGTTCTCGGTTATGAAAATGGGGAGTTTAAGTGGCTCTCAGGCGGTGGCGGAGGTGGCGTTTCAGCTGTCACGGCTAGCTCTCCGCTCGCCTCAAGCGGCGGCTCTACTCCAAATCTTACAATCGGCGGAGGCACCCCCGGCCAGGTACTGACATCTGACGGCGGCACCTCGCCTACTTGGGAAGATCTGCCTGCGCCTCCTGCGGCGGATTGGACTCGTACTGGCACGGTACTAAGCCCGACAGCTGCTGGCGATACGGTTTCGGTTGAGATTCCATTTGGAACGGTGGGCCTAGTTGTAGAAGAATCTGCTGCAGCTTTCCGTACATCTGTGTCGCCCGCAGTGGTAACTCTCGAGGATAATCTAAAGCGGGCAGAGCTAAATGCTAATTCAGCATCTCTGACGTTGAAAGGCGATACTGCCGAAGCTGTTGCTCCGGCTATAGTTGCGCAGGATGAGACCGGCTCTCCATATGCCCTTGATCTACAGATGCTAGAGCTCGCAGTAAATGGCGATGTAGGCGCTGCCGGCCAGGTCCTTACCTCCGGCGGTCCTGGCGCAGCTCCTACGTGGACCGCGGCGTCTAGCGACTTTGCATATGATCAAGAAGTTTTTGTAGCCAAGAATGGCAGCGATGTCACTGGTACTGGTTCTGTTTTAAATCCGTTTGCATCGGTTGGCGCCGCTATGGCTGCAATTACCGACTCTTCACCATCAAAGAGATATGCAATTAGGGTTGAGGCCGGAGCCTACACCGAGTCATCTGCTCTAAATATCAAACCCGATGTCTATATCATAGGTGCGCTGAAAGACGCAGTTCGAATTACCGCCCCATCGTTCGGCCTAGATGCATTATTTACGGGAGCAGGCGACAAGCGGTCTGGTGTTGCACAAGCGATTCTTATTGGAACCTGTGCATTTAACATGACATCTGTGACCTCTAACGAGGGCAAACTTTCATTTCACGGAGTATCTTTTAACAGTCCAATATCAATCACTGGCTTCACCGGTACAAACCAGGCTCAGTTCGACAGCTGTCTGTTTTTTGGAGCTATCTCATTCAGCGGCGTTAATGTCGGTTCATTTGTTAACAATCGCTGTTTCACATCTATTTCACTGTCCCAGCACCCAAGCCTTCCAACAATACTAAACGCTGCAGGTGGTTTCGCAGATAGCCTGACCGCTACTGCCGCAGTAAATAACTTCAGTCGCCGCTGCAGCGTCTTTGCTCGTAGCATGAAATTTGATGGAACAGTTACTGTAGACGGACCTTCAGCATACTTTGACTATACCGTATGCAGCCTGCCACAAGCAGGTCCCGTTTCACTAAATGGTGGCAATTTGGTAAGCGTAGACTGGGGCGCGAATAAGGAACTCTCAAATCTCGTATTCCCAACCAAAGTCAACAATCCAATTATTCCTGCTTCTACCAATGCCACAAACCACGGTGACTGGGGGTATCAGTGGTTCTGGAATTTTGGCTATCTTCACGCGTCTACAGGCACAGATTGCTACCTAGTCTCGTACCCATCTGCATTCGGAGCCGAAACAGATGCAGGTAAAAATGTATACCTTGTTGCTGATGCTGCAGGTCTCGCTGCCGATATCGATGGCGGTGGCGTCGGCATGTACAGCAGCAATGCGTCCGGCACCGGGGACAGCGGTCCAATTGTGGCAGAAACTGGTACTGCCGTAGACGGATATAGTGGCGACATAACGCTGACTACTGGGTCAGTATCTGGTACCGGTACGCGAGGCGTCATTAGCCTGAATGGCCGACATATAAATGCGAACAGCACAAAGATCGCAAATCTCGCTGATGGTACAGATCCAAGCGATGCAGTAAACAAGGGCCAGCTTGACGCGCTTGCTACCACCAGCTCTTTCCTTGTACCAGCAGCGGTTAAATACGACTTCCCTGGTGCTGCCGGACCTACTGTCATTGATCCGGTGGCGCCCCCGACGGCAACCGGCTCTACATTTACGGTAGGCACGCTCGGAGGAGAAGACTTTACAGATCTAGCAACTGCCCTTGCAGATTCTTCAGTGGTGAATGGCAGTCGCCTCCTATTGTCTGCTCAGGAATTTACACTGACTTCGCAGCTGAATATTGGCAAGCAAGTAATAATTCAGGGCGCTGGTCGGTCTAGCACGACAATCAAAACCACTGGTCTTGGAACCGGGGTTTTCTACATGCTTAATATCACTACAAGCAATGTTGTTCTACGCGACATGACCATTAGTGATCTGAGAGCCGCGCCTACCTCTAATGATTCGGCGATCAACATCTCTGCAGGAGCTGGGTCGTCTGGGCACTACCTTGAGAATGTAGTCGTAAACTTCGGGGAATTCGGCGTAATTATAAAGAGCGATGGCTGGCAGATTAACAATTGTCACATCGCATACGTAGGACCTAACAATGCTACGCGCCGAGGTATTGGCATCTACAGGTCCGCTGGACAGGGCTTGTTTACCAATAGTACGTATGATTCAGGTCAAAATGGTGTTATAACAGGAAACACTCGGCTGATAGCGATAGTAACCGGAGCAGCCCCTCCCGACGAGGTTCTTGGAGGCTATCTCCGAATTGGAAATATTACTCCGTCAAATGCATTTCCAATACACCAGTTTTTTAACTGTGAATATTTCGCACCAGCTGCAACCCCACTGACGTTCTGTGTAGACGGATGCACTGCGGCAGAAACCAGTGCCTTCGTTGTATTTGCCAACGCAGTAACGCAGCCAGTTCTTAGTCAGTGTCAAGAGATAGTATTCCAGAACAATACATTCACAAATGCGCATGGAAAGGGCGGATTTGCTCTGAACGGCGCAACCGGCGGCCCCGCGAGCCCTGGAATCACTACATTCTATGCTAGCGGTAATACGATATCCTCTACTGGATTTCTTGGTAACTTTGCTACCGCTATCGACGGCAGCGCTGATCCAGCCGTCCTTGCTCAAATGGGTTACGATACCTTGCGCTGGACAGACCCAAATCAAACTGTCTCAGCAGTTAGCTCAGGCTTGGCCGGTCTATTGACGGTAGACGGTGTTTCACTATCAGATGGTGAACGTGTATTTGTAGTTGACGCTAGTGATGGCATAAATAGCGGCATCTATATCGCAAGCGCATCAGAATGGGCAAGGTCGGCGGACTTTGACGACGGCAAAAATGCACGCGGCACATTTTTCTTTGTTAACAAGGGAGATGTCTACTCAAATACAGCCTGGCTATGCACAAACACAGATGGGCTAGATGTAGTGGCAACGGACGCACTCACGTTCGAGCAGTTTGGAAATACTGCTGGCAATGATCCAGATGCCATTGTCATAAGTCTAAATACCTCGACTAATGCAGTTGTTGCAGGCGAAGCTGTGTGCGCAGATTCTGCTGCCGCGCGGACTGTCAAAAAAGCAGATGTTTCTGCACTAGCAACTGCTCGAGTAATCGGAATTGCAGTAGGCGACGGCAAGGTACAGACTGCCGGCATAGCCCTTGCCAAGTTTACATCAGCGCCATCAATAGGCGATGCTGCTTATCTATCTGCAACTACTGGTCAGCTCACTGGTACAGCTCCAGTTTCAGGTATTGAAGCGGAAGTAGGTATAGTTGTGGACAATGTAGCAGTTGACGGCAAGTATGCGGTAGCGCTTCAGATCAAGAAGCCGGTTTGAATTAGACAGCAAAGCTTGACACAAACAGGAGAAAACGATGAAAACTCTTAAGCCAAATCCGCCTGTACCGCCACCGTCTCCAGCGCCCGGCCCTGCCGGGCCTGGGCCAACTCCCGTTCCTGATCCAGAAAAGGAAAACGAGTGATATAGTTGAGTACAAAAGAAAGAGGGGCGGTTTTCCGCCCCTCTTGTCTATTATTGCCGAATGTCAGCCTACGTCAGCGCTGATGATAAAGCCGTGCGCGTCAGTCGTCAGCAGGATGCGGCTGGTGTTGGTATCACCGGGCATAGCAGAGCCAGGAGGAAGAACTCGGAAATCCGAGATCGTGCCCTTGGTCTGCAGATCCTGCAGGCGCATGCGAGCTGAGGTGACGTTGACGCCCTCGAACTCCCGAGCAAGCTGCTCTAGGCGGCCCGGCTCCGCAGCCTTGCGGACGCGGCCATTGGCACGGCTAGCTGCATCACGCTGGCGCTTTTCCTGTAGCTCCGAGTACTTGACAAGGACATCTGGAGCGAGAGCGGCACCGCCTAGGGTTGGATTAAAACCACCATCAGCAGTGGCTCCACCAGTCGCCTCGGCAGCAGCTTTGGCAGCGGTACGACGAGCAGCAGCGCGGTCACGCGGAGCATCGCTGCTCTGCTTGTCGGCAAGGGCCGTCTCTAGGGCCGAGACACGAGCCTCAAGGGCCTCGACAAGAGCCGAGAGATCGGCAAAGCGGGTGTCAGCGGTATCGCCCGTTTGCGCTGCCACTGTCTCTGTAGCGGTTTCGGTCTTCTTTGACTTAGTCATTCACTTTCTCCTTTGGGCAGTACGCCCGTAACATACGATCCGTTTTCTTTACAATCTCTAGCGCGTCTAACAAGTCACAGTCTTTTGTCAAGCGATCCCAACTTAGCCTCAGGCTGCAGCCAGCCCTATCCTCTCCTAGCATTGCCGTTATCACATGAGAACCGGCAGCCATCCCAGAGTTACAGGCAGATCCCGCACTTATACTTAGCCCAGCGTCACTAGCCTCTTGGACAAAAAGATCAGACGGCAAGCCGGTATAATAGTTGGCAATAAATGAACCACTGCCATTTAGCTGCCAGCCAAGATCGGCTGCAGCCTCTTCTATAGTCGCAAGAAACCGGCTATTTTTTTCTGCTAGGGCAACCCCGTGCGGGCTGGCAATCCAGTCCATAGCATCTGCCAGGCATGATATGCCGATCATGTTTGGGCTGCCACCAACAACCCCGCCGAGGCCTTCGGTAGGTTGGTCGTCCCACAGGTCTTTCGTACCACACAGTAGTCCAAGGCCGGGTAAGCCATGCCACTTGCCAGCTGAAGCAAAAATATAATCTGCTTCGGAAAGCAGAGGGTCTCTCCAGTCGCCGCCGGTTGCATCTACGACCAGGCGCATACCACGCCGCCGAGCAGCCGTGATTCCCGCACGTACCTTTTCTCCCGGTACGATGCCGGTCTCATTGTTCTTTAGACTAATTACGAGTACGTCTCCATCCCCGCATCGACCAAGTCCATATCGGCTCGTGGGATCTAAAGCACTATCGCTCAGCTGCCCATCTGCACCTACCTGTAGCGTAAAGTCTGCAACCGATAGCGAGCAGTTGTGTTCGGTGGCAGGCACATAAAAAGCAAAACCCTTCTCTGCGCGCAACTTCGTGCTTAAAAACCGAATTGCCGCAGTGCCAGAGCCAAGGAAACTTAGATCGATTGGATCCCGGCCCAGATGCCCTGCAATCCTGCTCTTACATGAAGCCAAGAAGTCACGACTCTCTACTCCAAGGGCATTGCCAGATGGTCGATGGAGACGCAGTGCCCGCGTAATGCTGCCGTCTACTCGTGGGTGTGGGGCATTTAGTGCAGCTCGATCTAGGTTTATCATCTCTCACCGTTCAGCATTTTAAGTAGAATAATGCAGAATTCCGCTCACGTCAACAAAAGAAGAAGGCCGGTTGCCCGGCCTCTCTTCAACCCGCCTGCCCTTTTGCTGCAGACAGCGCTTTGATCAGATCTGTTTCTTCCGCAAAGCCGATCACAACATCCGTGCTTAGCAGCAGACCGGCCATACTACAAGCATGCTCTACCTCGCTGGTAATTACGCGGGCTGGATCAATGATTCCGCGCTCCAGAAGATTGCAGTACTCATTACGATTGCTATCATAACCAGTATGCTCATCGGTCGACTCGCGCACATTGTGCAGGACGACTTCGGCAGAACCACCTCCATTCTTGATAATTTCCTGGAATGGAACCAGGAGAGCCTTGCGCAGGATATGAATGCCTACGTTTTGCTCTTCATTGCCCGTGTCAAAGTCGCGGAGCGAATCTGCGGCACGAATGAGCATCGTGCCCGCGCCTGGAACAATTCCCGACGAAGCAGCCGCCCGGGCAGCGAGCAGGGCATCCTCGTACAGATCGCGCTTCTCGCGTACCTCGGCGTCGGAGCGACCACCAACGATAATGTTGGCTACTCCTCCAGTGAGCATCGAGCGACGGCGGGTAAGAATATGACGGAAATCCTCTTCTGTCGTAACAGCAAGCTTTGCGTCAATCTCTTCTACTCGGCGCTCGATGTTTTCGGCCTGAGAGTCTGGCGGGATAATGATCGTCTTATCTAGACCAACCTGGATAAAACGAGCAGTACCGAGCTCGGCAAGCGAGAAACCCTCAAAGAGCGAATCACCGGCATCTGTTCGGCGAACCTTGGCGCCCGTGGCGGTAGCAAGATCCTCCATCAGATCGCGTCGGTCCTGACCGAAACCAGGTGCACGCACAGCGACTACATTAAGGATGCCGCGCATAGCGTTCTGCGCAAGGAGCTTGAGCGCGTCGCCTTCGATAGCTTCGGCAACAATAAGTAGAGGAACATTGGTCTGGTGAACCATGTTGAGAATCGCCGTAAAAGATTCGCGAACTTCTGCCTGAGCCAAACTGCCAAGGCGACCATTGATAAGCCAGATGTAGGCGCTGCGAGGATCCTCTGGGTTGCCGAATCGTGGATCAAGCTGGCTGAGGACGCCATCTTCAATCCCGTCGCCATACACGGTACGCTGCTTCTCGAAGTCGCGCAGGAAGTGTTCGGTCACCATGCCACGGTCGAACTCGAAGCCCTTTGTAAGAGTGACCTTTGTGCTACTGCCCTTGCCCTCTTCCAGGGTAACAGTTGCGTCAGTGCCAACCTTGTCAAGAGTATCTGCGATAATACGACCGATTTCAGCATCACCGTTAGCAGAGATAGTAGCTACGCGCAACAGGTCTTCGATGCCCTTGACGGGTACAGCTTGGTTCTCAACCCACTTGACAATACGCGAGCATGCGGCATCGATGCCACGGCGCAGGCTCATGGGGTCTGTACCGAGGCTGATTTGCCGCTTGCCTTCCTGTACGATAGCATTGAGAAGGGTGATCGTACTCGAGGTCCCGTCGCCTGCAGCGCGAACAGACCGATTGCCGGCCTCGCGAGCGAGCTGAGCTCCCATGTTCTCAAGCGGATCCGAGAGTTCTACGTTCTTAGCAACCGTGATGCCGTCCTTGGTAAACTGATAACCCGTTGGGGTTTGGATCAGGACGTTGCGACCGCGTGGACCGAGCGTGCTCTTTACGGCAGCAGCAGTCTTCTCCAGGCCCCGTGTAATCTTATCCTGGGCATCTTTTCCGAATACAATGTCTCTTGCTTTCATCTACTCTCCGTTATACCGCAAAGGTATATTTATCAAACTTTAGATAACGATCTTTTAGGCGTTCGGCCCGACCTCGCATCTCATTATAAGCATCTTTACCAATAATGTCAATGGCTGGCTCCAAGATTCTTCCGATATTTATTCTCAGACTGCCATCTTCGTATCGGCTTAGCAGGCACTCTAACCGCTGCATTCCTGCATTCCTGAAAGCATATCCGCGCAAGGCATCCAGAATAGTTTGATCGAATTCTAAAATTCCCCAGCTGCGTTCATCAACTAGCCAAACAAGCGAGCCGTACAGGATGTGTGACCCGCTAGCAGTCACGAGCAGGGCGTCATCTACTGGTACCTCTGCTGGAGGAAAAGGAAACATCACTGGCAGAAGTTTGCCAGTGACGATTTCCTCATTTATCCTGCGGATGCTCATTCCGCCGCTACCGTCTGCGTATCGCTGGCTTCGGCCACGACCGCTTTTTCAGCATCGTCATCCTCAATCTCAAGCAAGCTGACTTCAAAGGCATCGTCAGCGCCGGCGTCTACTCCTGCGATAACCTGCTCGCGCTCGCTTACGCGGCGACGGGTATCAGCGAGCAGGCGCTCGCCCTTCTCCTGAAGCAGGTGCAGCCGGTAGTAGGCGGCCAGAGGGTAGTTCTTTGGGAGGCGCTTGTTCTTCTTTAGCTCTTTGAGGGCAGCCTTGGCACGTTCACGGGACATTCTACGGTCAGTCATTATACTCTCCTTTTGTGCATTGTAATTCCATCAAGATGATCCAGCTCGTGCTGGAATGCAACGGCTTCGATACCGGTCAGAATTTCATCAGGACCGCTATCGCTACGAATCTTTATGCGGCTGAACCGGCGAGTGCAGTAAATTTCGCCAGGAAATGACAGGCAGCCTTCGCCGTCAAAAACGAAATCACCGCTCTGTTCAAGTATTTCGGGATTGACATACGCTCGGATGCCGTTAAAATTTAGAACAAAAACGCGCAGGTCGCTGCCGATCTGGTTTTCCGCTAGACCTAGGCCACGCTCCTGTTCGCATATGTTTCTAAGAGCTGCTAGCAAGCCGGAGACGTCATCGTCCATACCTACTTCCCTGCAGCGTTCTTGCAGTAGTGGGCTATCACTTGGCAACAACTTGTATTCTGAATTACTCATGGTGCCATCCTCTCGATCAGCTTGCGCCCCAGCAGCTCTTCGATCCAGTGAATTAGCACAAAGCCATGTCCCATGGAGCGCGTTTCGTCGGCCACAATGCTCTCCCAAGAGCCTGCATGATTGTTTGTAACATCAAAATCCCAAATCCACAGGTCGCCCTTGCGAATTTCGCCTATAAGCATCTCGGTCTCTTTCCAGCAAAAACGCTGTAGTTTTTGAAGGTATGCCGGAATGTATATCGCCTTTCTTGCTGGCACCAGTCCCATTCTTCCTAACGACCTTGTAATGAAGGAGAACTCTGGCACCGCACCACGGCCCATAGGATAGCGCACACCGCGCTCGTTCGAGTATCCGGCGATTCTCCATTCGTTCCATACGTGGGGATCATCTTGACCTGGGTACTTCCTAGAGTACTGCCATAAGTTTTCAACAGTCCACGATTCGTAGCCGTATAGCTGAAGAGGTAGCTCATCTCGGACCATAGGGCTGAAACGCCTTGTCCAGGTTTTGGATCGCGACGTTACATTTAGAACATTGGAGCCTGGCGGAGCAGGGGTCGCAGGATTACAGAAAAAAACTGCCATGCTCTATCCTACTGCGGCACGCACGCGCTGCGCGACCTCTTCTGGAGTGCCGCTGCCGTCAACCGCGATCCCGCCGACCATGTCCAGCATATTTTTATAGTTGGCATGAATTCGCTTTTGGGATTCTAATTTGTCAAAGATCTCTTCGACAGCAGTCCCCGATTTGAGCCGCCGCTGTATGCGCTCCCATGCCACGTCAAACGGCAGCGATATCAAAACGGTGACATCGGCTGGCACAGCTACGGCATTAAACGATTTTACCAGGTCTAACGGCATATCAAGCGACTGGTATACGTAACTAGATAGGAGATAGCGATCAGACACCACGTCAATACCAGCCTGCAACGCAGGCCTGATTACGTTGTTATAGTGCTCTAGCCGATCAGCTGCAAAAAGCAGAGCAAGGGTAGCAGGGTTTGTTTCGCCGCCAGATCGCAGCAGCTCCCGCGCCAGACGACCGATTTCACCGCTGGATGGCTCCCCGGTGAGCATAGCTATCCGGCCTTCGGCCTTAAGAGTATCTACCAGAATGCCGCACTGCGTGCTAGACCCAACTCCGTCAGCACCTTCGATAACAATAAATCTTCCGTGTTCTACTTCGGTTGTCATGGCAAGCCCTCCCGGTACGGATCAGCTAGCGGAAATGAAAAGACACAAAAAAGGCCCGGTTTCCCGGGCCTTTTCTTAATTCATCAGGCTTCTGCGACTGGTACTCCGCCTGCAGAAAGCTTGAAGGCAAATCCGCCTTCAAGTGCATTCGACAGAACGGTGTCTACGGTCTTGGCGAAGATGAACTCCATCTCTTCGCGAACAACTGGTGGGATATCCGCAAGATCCTTCTCGTTGCGAGCGGGTAGGATGACGCGACGGATACCACCGCGATGCGCGGCAAGTACCTTCTCCTTAATGCCTCCGACCGGAAGAACGTGGCCACGCAGCGTGACCTCTCCACTCATGGCCGTATCAGCGCGAACATTACGACCAGTCAGCAGCGAGACAAGTGCGGTCGTAATGGTTACGCCAGCCGAGGGACCGTCCTTTGGAATAGCGCCCGCCGGGAAGTGAATGTGTAGATCATTCTTATCCAAGAAGTGCTCATCCAGTGATCCGGCTAGCCCTAGGTCTACGGCCTTGCTGCGAATCCAGCTCATGGCAGCCTGAGCTGACTCCTTCATGACGTCACCCAGTTGACCAGTTAGGGTTAGCGAACCCTTGCCGCCCATGCGCGTTGCCTCGATAAACAGCAGATCTCCGCCAGCAGCAGTCCAGGCAAGACCGGTCGCAACACCCGGCAGGGACGTGCGCTCAGCTGTTTCGTTAAAGTAGCGCTCCGCTCCAAGGATCTTGTCTAGGCGCTCTACATCGACGACTACTTTGTCAAAAGTCTTTTCAGCCGTATTTGTTAGTGCAACATCTACTGCGATAGAGCGACAGACGCCAGCCACTTCGCGCTCAAGGTTGCGAACTCCAGCCTCCCGGGTGTAGCTCATTGCGAGCTTCAGCAGGGTAGCGTCTGGAATCTCTACATGGTCGCTTGAAATGCCGTGCTCACGCAGCTGCTTTGGCACAAGGTGCTGCCGGGCGATAGCGAGCTTTTCTTCAAAAGTATAGCCAGGAACCTCGATAATCTCCATGCGATCCCGCAGGGGGGCAGGGATGGTGTCCAGCTGGTTGGCGGTGGCGATAAACAGAACCTTTGACAGGTCGTATGGCACATCAAGGTAGTGATCCGCGAACGTGTTGTTCTGCTCTGGGTCAAGAACCTCGAGGAGTGCGGCGGCGGGATCACCACGAACGTCATGACCTAGCTTGTCGATCTCGTCAAGAAGCACTACCGGGTTGCTTGTACCCGACTTCTTCATACCCTGGATAATACGACCGGGCAGGGCGCCGATATACGTGCGACGGTGGCCTCGGATCTCGGCTTCGTCACGGACGCCGCCAAGCGCAATACGATGGAACTTGCGACCAAGGGCATCGGCAATAGAACGGCCAAGTGAAGTCTTACCAACGCCAGGTGGGCCTACAAAGCATAGGATTGGACCCTTCATATCGCTCTTGAGCTTGCGAACGGCGAGATACTCGACGATGCGCTTTTTAATCTTTTCTAGACCGTAGTGGTCTTCGTCGAGCTGCCGTTGAGCATTGCTGATATCAAGATTGTCGGTAGAAACCTTTGACCACGGCAGGTCCGCGAGCCATTCAAGATATGTACGTGCAACGGTGTACTCGGCCTGGCTGGGCTGCATATTGCGGATACGGCGCAGCTCACGATTAGCGGCTTTCTCCGCATCCTCTGGCATATTGGCGTTGCGCAACCGGCGCTCAAGCTCTTCGATGCCGTTCTCATCGTCTTCGCGCTCGCCCAGCTCTTCCTTGATGGCCTTCATCTGCTGGCGGAGGTAGTAGTCGCGCTGCGACTTGCTCATCTCGCCCTTGACATGCGAGTTAATCTTGTTGGAGATTTTGGTAACTTCGGCCTGCCGAGTAATTAGCTCAAGTACTCGCTTAAGGCGAACCTTAAGGTGCGCGGCTTCTAGTACTTCCTGCTTCTCTTCGATACCGGCGTCGATATTAGCCGTAATAAGATCAGCCAGATGGCCCGGGTCGCTGATGTTGTCCAGCAGCTGCTTTGCCATTACGGGCAGATCAGGGAGCATGTCGATGACCTCGCGAGCGGTCTCTTTTAGGTTGGCGGCGAGAGCATCTACCTCTACTTCTCTAGCGCCCTCGTCTTCGATAAGCTCGATTCGAGCACGCAGGAATGGATCGGTCTGCGTAACTTCCGCTAGGCGGAAGCGCGCAAGGCCCTCTACAACAACCGAAAATCCGTCTTTGCCAGTGCGAGTAAGCTTGATTACCCGCGCAACAGTTCCTACCTTATAGAGGTCCATTGGAGCAGGATCGTCAACCTCGGGGGACTGCTGAGCTACAATTGCAATAAGAGAGCTCTCTTCGATAGTGTCCTCAATAAGCCGAATAGTGCGAGCTCGGCCAATTGTAAGCGGCATTACTGCGCCCGGGAAAAATACGCTATTTCGCAGAGGCAGCAGCGGCAGATCCTCTGGAAGATCGCGTAGATCAAACTTGGGCTTGTTACTGAGTGTCATTCAAACTCCTATTGCTTTCTCTTTAGAACCACCCCGAATATAGCTTACAAACTAAACTCGGTCGGGTCTAGCGATGATGGTCTTACATAAAAAAAGCAGACACCTATGTGCCTGCTGGTGGATCGATCATGCTCTCGGACGGTGGACTGGGTGTTGCCGGAGGCGTAGGAACAGGGCCGCGCAGTGATATTCGCTGTTTGCCGGCAGGATCAATTTCTAAGTCGTAAAGCCAGCTGGCAGAGTCGTATTCACGAAGTAGCTGGTTCGCAGTCATTCGCAACTCATTATCAGGGAGGAATTCGAAGAAATGCTGCCATGGAACTTCATAAAGGGAGAACCGCACTGGGCCTTCCATTGGTATTTCGTTACAGAGGAAACTTATCGTACACACAGCCCCTGGTATCAGGATGTCTGTCGCGGGCATAGCTTCCTCGCTGCTTTCATGATTTAAAGTATAAATCTGCTTCCTCCGCTCGTCTTTTTGTAAGGCCCTTCATTACTCGACCAGCTGCTTTGTTCCAGCGCAAGAACTCGTCCCTTATGGTCGGATCTTTTGTATTTGCATTAAGTTTCTTCAGTAGCGTGCTGCCCTTTAGCGCGCCTAGGCCCACGTTGTAGGCGAAGCAAACCAGAGCGTCGAACTGGTTTTGATTAATGTCGTCACGGCACAGCGAGTCAACTCCGCGCTCGTAGTGATCGAGCAGCTGAGCCAGGAGCTGCGTTGCTCGATCTTCTGTGATGGGTGGGTCCGCCATTGTTACTTTGCGCCCGTCCTCGTAGTAAGTGGACCCATATCCGATGGTAAAAGGAACTCCGCCAGTTGCAGGATCAGGATATGGCTTGGCGCTAAAGCCTTCAAACTTTTTAATTAGGTTGATTCCAGCAGCTGAAGTTTTGGTAATTTTCATGGTTCACTCATAATCTCTAATGGCGACAACATACGGAAATCGTGGTACGCCATCAGGCGTTAGGTTGAAGTATTTTACAGTAGCTAGTTTGCCGACTAGCTCGTCTTTGCCTGCCAGCAGGCCGCGCAAGTAGTCGCGGTCGCCCTTGATGTTCGAGTTGAACTCTGTGCCTGCGGCATTCTTGAAGAGCATGGACGCTGCCATTCCGGTCTTATTGCCTTCGCCCTCTACTACTCCCAAGATAGTGAATTCCTCGTCACGAAACTCTTTGCGCTTGAGCAGGCTGCGGCTGCGCTTGAACTCGTAGGGCGTATTTAGCCGCACCATTTGCCCTTCGTAGCCGTCGTTCATATACTTTTCGTATAGGGCGTCAAGTGCGGGTGCATCGGCAACCAGCTCAGTAGGCACGCGGCGGATAGCCGGATGGTCTGGCAGGTTATCGAGTAACCACTGGTTCCGCTCAGAAAAGCGCATGGCGGGGTCTGCAACATCGTAGATCCAGTACTGAATAGTAGCAGCACTCTCTTTGAGATCAGCGCCGTTGGGCTTGGTCTTTTTTACAAGAGAGCAAATCTTGTTAAAATCATTTGCTAGTTTGTCGCAGTAAAGCTCGCCATCTAGTACCACATTTGGAAATTTTTGAAAAAGTCCAGCGAGGGCCTCACGGATATGAGGGGCACTGACGATAGGCTTGCCGTTGCGGGAGTTGATTGAATCCGCAGTAACGACGCACCGGATGCCGTCGTATTTGGGTTGGCTATAGATCGGGAATGCGATGTCGTCGGCATAATCGTCATAGCTCTTGGCCAGCATTGGCTCTACGAACTTGCGCTGATCAATGTCTGCGACATTTTCTCTGTAGCCTGAATCCAGCTTCTTTTTCCACTTAGCCTGGGCTTCCAGAAGCGCCTGCTGCTCGTCAGTTGTAGCGTTTTTGCGGCCAGTGTTTTTGCCGTGACAGACAGTCCACTCGGAAGTTATCTTTTTGCCATCTACCTGGCCCGAGATTGTTCTAAAGCGTGGTCCCTGGACTTCGGCGATCCATACTTGGACGGCTCCTGTCTCGGTGCGTGCATACAGGGGAGCGAGCTGCGTAATATCGCAATCTGACATTTTTTTGTTTCCTTTGGTGATTTTTTCCGGCGCGGCGCGGCGGACCGGATCGGGCGGCGCGGGGCGCGGCGGCGGCCCCCGCCCGGGCGCGCGGGCGCGGGCGCGCGCGTTACCCGTGGTCTATTTGCGCGTTCGTTTATAGAAAGCAGCTGCAATAGCGCTGCCTTTTTCCTTAAGTCCATCTGTGATCAGTATTGCTGGCACAAGAAACGGGGCGGCTGCAAAGAAAGCAACTACATTCGCCCGTTCCCTTGGATTATGCCAGGCGCCTACCGTCAGAGACCTAGAAGTACTAGGTTCCATCCAATAGCCTGTTCGAAAAAAGATATTGACTTGCCAGAATATAAACTTAAATGTGCTGTACTTTGAAAGATGGTGAGGTACGAGTGTTCCATCGGGTCGCGAGTACACGAAGGCACCTTGCTCGGTTACTATATCTACTCTGTATGTTTTCTTTTCAAAGCCATTTCTGCTGTGTGTCTCGTTGACATAAGGAGTTGCCTCAGTGACCATGCCCCTTATCTCAGGAGGCAGAGCCAAGATGGCATGAATTGCCTCTGCAGAATGACCCTCAGCCGCGAGGTCTTCCTCTGTCCCATATCGGAGAATATAGGATTCTAGCTTCATATTTATTTTGAAATAATCTTTTCGACATAGCCGAGGCGGGCGAGGCGCTTCTTGTGGCGAGCTAGATCATAGGCAGTTATGGATTTAGGGTAGAATCTGTTAAGAGCCTTTCCACTCATACCCTCAACATACATCATCGACTTAGCCTTATCAGAAGGCCTGTGAACAAGTACGAACTTATAGTTCCCGCTAGCCATCCTCTTTTCGCAGAAAAAGTCAACATGTGGCAGAATATTAACGTGCTTTAGATCGGACTGAATATCATCAGGCTGGGCCGCCACGGTCTGCTTAACCAGTACAAAGTCCCCGATCTTTGATGGCAGAGCAGGGATAAAGACAGTCTTGTCCATGTCCGTCCAGAAACTCAGTGTCTTGATTTTTTCAGGCTCAAGGAAGCTGCGACAGATAAGCAGCCCGCAGCGGTTGTTGTTTTCAGCAGTTTTAGTAATCACTTCGTGTAGCTCGAAAGCGCCGTCCCTTTCAAGACCGATTAGACAGTTCTCTTCGACTTTGTCGGCATCTAGTTCGCCAAAGGTTACGACGCTTCCGTTCATATCATTCCTCGATCTTAAATTCCTGTGGAGGGCCGTTCCACATAGGATTTGCTACGTACATAGCATCGTCTCGGTGGGCGC